TATTTGATCCCATGTAAACTAAAACTAAAGCATCACCGATTGAGTTGCTTTCTAAGAATCCGGTCGCACCTATTGTTGTAGCTGCTGCGCCGATCTGAATGAGCTGATTCGCATTTTGATTGATTCGAAACTTAGATGAATAGCTGAAGAATTTATAGGTATCTCCGATAGCCGGAGCCAATGGCAGAATGAAAGTTACTTCAGCGGCTCCTGTGCAGATGTAGCCATTTTCAGTAACAACCTGGATAGGATTCGCAGGAGAAACGCTTGTCACAACATTCCAGGTAAACCCGGATCCTGTTGCGGTTATCGTGATTATATTGCCGGATCCTGATGTTATGATTCCAGGACCGCCAAGGATCTCTAAGATTCCACCTGATGGAGTAGCTGAGCCTATATCTTCAGTATAAGTCGATGCAAAGTCACCATGCGCGTTATTCAGGAATCCAGCATGACTCATTATTAGCTCCCATGATCATATTTCTTCAGGAGGCTATAGATCTGCGCGATGCTTTGTTCCATCACTTTCATCTTCTCATTTACCTTAGAAGTATCTGGCTGATTGATCGCGGTTGAATGAACCAAAGATAGAATCGTAGAGATATCTTGCTTGATAGCATCGATCTCAGAATCATAGTTCTTGTATTCCGGGATCTTGATCTTATCTAGAACGCTTCCAACTTGAGCTTGATGCTTCGTAAACTTTGATTCAAACTGAGAAACAATGACGGATGCGGCATCTTTTATTTCACCGCGTAGACTGTTGACCTGGGCTTCATGGAAAATTGCAATGCCTTTCTGGTCATCTTTCAATCTTTTAATCTCATTCGTATTGCCTTCAACGATAGACTTGAATCCTTCTGAAGCTTTTTCGATAAACAAAAATTGATCTACTATGATCTTAAGCTTATCTTCAATGAGCCGATTTATGACTCGAAGCTCATTGTTAAGCTTTCGGATGCATTCGTCAAATCTAATGATTTCATCCGAGAATTCTTTTCGGATGTTAATCAGGTCTGAATCTGTTTTTGTGATTAGATCTAAATTATCTTGCTTCCTGGCATCAACCTTACCTTGCATGACCGCGATTGAATCACGGAAAAATACCGCGAATTGCTTCATGTTATCTTCAAAAGATTGACATTTGCTATTGATAAAAGCTAATGACTCTTTTGCTTCGCCGGATGATAGAAGATCTTCGAGGATCTTCTTATTGTCCCGCATGATGTCATGGAAACTTGTTTCAACTTTTTTTAAACGGCTTTCTATCTGTGAAATCATGTTACCTCGGTGTGGTTAAAGTGTATGACATGTACCAGAGATCAGCATTTAACTGTGGGTTTGTGCCAGCAGTATTTGTTGCCATAAAGAAAGGAGTAATCGTAGCTGTTGGAATGTTTGTGATGATGGCTGTTCCGACTGTAACACCATTGATAGTAAACCCAACACTTGTTCCTGCTGCATTAACTGAAATTCCCAGATTGACAAAGCTTGTATTAGCTGCTGTTGCTGTATTGACAGTTGTTGTTGTGCTTGAATTAGTGCAGTTTAACGTCCAGTTACCACCATTGACACTGTTCGTATATTGAAAATAAACACCATTGACAAATGCATTGGTTGGTGTATTTAATGAAGTTGCATCTGCTAATCCAGCTGCAAAACTGTAGGTATTTCCACCTGATGATAAAACTGTCAGTTGGATCACCCAATTCATAGAAAATACGCCACCACCTAAAACAAAATCGCCAATCGTATTTTGTCCACCAGAACTTCTTTTATTTAAAGCAATACCATTAGCATTACCTGCACCAGAAGGAATATATGAAGTAATTCCAGGATTTGCAGCCGTTCCGTTTATATTAATTGGAGCTGAACTTCCTAGTATGCTTTGCCATTGAAGTTTACCGCCTTGACCTGTTGGTGAAATGAAATCATCAAACTCATTTAGAGTAGCATTAGGAGTAAACGGAGTTGCAGCCGATGTAATTACAATCTGATTTGAACCACCCGGAGCAGATGTGGTAGTTCCACCTGCACCATTGACAAGAATAATATTCATCGATGATTCTGCGGTTCCATCATCTGTCTCGAAGAAAATCGGAACATCCCCAGGAACTACAGTACCACCGTTATTCAAGAATCCAGCATGACTCATTTATTCCCCCTTGGCATAGAAACCTTCGATATAGAACGAGCCTTCTGATGGTTCAGAAAGCCACTTGATATAGAACTGGGTTTCCCTTGCTAATATCAAGTTATCGACTGTATCGATTGGAGGAGCATTTGTGGACAGATCATAGACCGTGAAGCTTTCGGCTGGCATGATGATCATATCATTCACACCATCCGTAGAAACTACAATGTCCCCATTAGTCTCATTCGTGAACTTAATGCATCGCAAGGTATGCAGTAATGGTCCACCTGCCGGAAGATAAGCATCTGTGATAGATGCGAAAGGTATAGTTCTTAGAATATCAAATAGAGCTTGAGCCATGATTGACCGCCTTTTTACATGATACCGTAAGCTTTAAGTGCTGTGATAATTCCTGAAACGGATAAACCTAATTGATAGATATCTCCATGGATCGCAGCAGCATCAGTTGCGTAGACTGTCAAGCTTGTGAAATCTGCCAAAACTGATGTTGTTCCGCTTGCTGTTACGTTATTCGTAAGAGCAGCTTGAGTCTGTTTTACAACGGCTGTAGCTCCGAAGAAACCTAATTTACCAGATGAAGAAAGAAGATTAAGAATCTGAGTTCCAGCTGTGGGCGTTCCTGTAAGGATATTTACAGTTGAATTTGCTCCGCTCTCACCAGCTGCAATGTTAACAACTAAAGCGCCTGTATTGGCAGAATTTGCCAGATTAAGCGCTGTAGCTGCGACTGCGGTTGCAAGCGATGTATTGCTTGTTGAAGTGAGTGTGGTTGCATTAACAGCATTTGGAGCTGAATTTCCAAGAGCTGGAGGAGATGCAAATAGACCTGCATCTAAGCTTGAAGCTGTGGCAGGAGATACATAAACATCATTTAATAGACCTGCGGCAACCTCTGCGGCTGTTGCGGCTCTGACTGTGCTATTGACTACTGTGCATGTCTGTGGGTTTGGTGGATACCCTGCATGACCTAATGGATTGCTGAATAGACCCATATACTCCTCCTTTCAAAAAATTTCTTTACATTTATAATAAAATAATTTCTTTGTATAGTCTTTTGTTTACTTTTTCTTAATGTTTTTCTGTGCTAAGATGGGTGGAAAAGGAGATCATATGAATTGGTTGATGAAGCATGCAGATACGATTGCTATTTTAAGCACTTTTGCACTTTGCTTTTGGACATTGAACGAGAAGATCTCGAAGATTGAGAGTGATATCATCGTAATAAAAACAGTTATGGTTATGAAAAACATTATGCCTGCTGAATTGGCTACAAAAACTGAGGAATGAGTATGGATTGGATGCAATTTGCAACGTTCATGATCGGAAACATGGTATTCACTTTATCACTTTGGCTTTGGAATCGTTCTGAATCCAGACAAGATATGCGAGCCATTGTTACATTGATTTCAGCTATCAACCTGGAGATAAAAGATTTCCACGGAAGATTATGTGCCCTAGAGGAAAAACTACGAAAGTGAGGTGAGTATGCATTTTATAGTTGAAGTTATCGGTTTAGCGATTATCTATTTCTTCATGTCCCGCGGGGATTAAAAGGAGGAGCGAGCAAAGATGCTTGTCTTCGGATTTCTTTTTTATTTCCTTTTTGTATGGCACGAGCAGCCCCAAGAACTTTATGAATCTGTTCGGAATCATAATTGTCTTTGCTTGTCCACCAATTGTAAGCTCGACCGCTCATCTTTATAAGATGTTTCTTAGCTGTAAAAGCCATCAATGGAGTCATGATATTTCCCTGAGCTAAACCTAAAAGGGAATGGATCATAAGAATTGAATTCAAGGTAGCAGGATCATCTTTGTAACTTACGACATGCTCTTTGAAATTCTTTGAGAGTTTATCAGCAAGATCGACCAATTCGTCCATATCTCGGACGAACTTTTCGCCATTCAATTCACGAGCTTTTGCCCTGAATTCTTTGTCTGAAAGTTGAACCTTAAGTTCGTTATATGGTGCCCTTCCGCTGTTGATATAACCTTTGCGCATGAAATCAAACATCTTCTCAGTTTCATATCTAGCCAAAGCATTATAGAGTTCTTCGCCATCCGTGACTTGTTTGGTCGCCTCTTTCATTCGGCGGATGCCTTCAATCGTATTCATGTTTGATACGAGCTGAGCCGGATCCTCTTTAAGAAGTGAAACGAGAAGTTGCTGCTTAACTTGGACTTGTGCGGCTTTCTCTTTAGCTTCTTTTTTATTCAATGCTTCTTGGCTCTTCCATTGTTGCATCTGACGGCCATATTCGGCTTTATCCTGGCTGAACTGTTCTGCGGATCTTATGGCTGATTCGCGGATCTGATTGACTCTTTCATATGTGCTTGTCAGGATATCCCTTTGTTCTGGTTCCAAATAAGCCATTAATTCGTTTATTTCTCGATTATCTCCTTCCGTTAATTTAACCGTATTCTCTTCAAATGCCGATTCGGTTCTTGCATTTAATACTTTGTGACCTATGCGATCCTCCCATACTTCTCTTCGCAATAGATTTAATGCTCTATGTCCGACTGGAGTATCTGAAAGAGCCTGTTGAAGTTGAGTAAACTGATCAATCTTGCTGAATTTGTTGGCTATTGCTTCGCTTTTTTCTGTACGACTATAGAAAACTGTCATATCACTATTGTCGAACTTATTTTTGAAGAGAGCATAATCGCGATTAAGATTTAGATATTCATCAGCAGCTTCAGGAAAAACTTGTGTTAACTCCTCATGTATATAATTATCAACTATTCTGGTAACTACATTAAGCCGATCCTTCATTTCAGGTGGTAATTCCCAATTCGGAAGTCTCTTGATAGATCTATTCATGGAAATCAGTCTGCGAAGAGGCACAGTTGTATAAGCGGCAACATTCCCATTTTCATCATATTGTACAAAAAGATTTCTCAACCTTGTTGCTTGCGTCGTTACGTTAGCTTCTTGAGATCCTGGAATTGCACCGCCTCCGAATTCAGCAATAAAAGCTTCAATCGGATCTATTATATTGTGCTCTGTATCATCAAAAACAAATCCTTCTACAGATCCTTCAAGATTATCATATCTCTCTTGCAATGGACCGTATTCCTGCTGCCTTGATACTTCATATGCTTCACTTACTCGCCTTCCTATCTCAGACTTGGTAGGTGCTCTTTCGCCTGAAATTGTATTGACAGCTTCTCTTAATGGATTTTGAACCAAAGGAACAGGTCTTTCGACTGGCTTTTCAGGCGGAGTTGTCGTGACTATATTGAGATTTGGAAGCGGAGGAGGTGGCTTGATTCTTTCTTTTAGCATAGTTCCGGCTTCATGTGCTGAACTGAATTCAAGAGGCGATATGTTATTGATCTTGGAGACGATATTTCCTATATAGGATTTGTCAAATGCTGTCAGGTTTTGATCCAATGCGGCAGAGTTTTTGTAGATTGGATTCTTGCCTTCTTTGAATTCTTCTAGAGCAGGATATGCAAGATCTAATTCTTGAATGCGATCTGCAAGTGCATATTTATAATTAGGAGTAGAAGTAGATTTTATATTTGCCCAAAGTTGACCTGGAAGCTGTGCGCTTCTCATTCCAAGAAATAGAACTGATGCTTTGCCGATATCTTCTTCGGTTGGCAATCTACCTTGCATAGCTGCCGGAATAGTTGTGGCTGCTGCAACTTCACCGCCTATAATTGCACCCTCTCTTGCCAAATTGCCGACATATTTTGTATCAAAAAGCTGCTTGACTCCAGGTATCTTTTCAAGAAAAGGAGTGACTCTTTTCATTGATCCTAGGATGACACCGAATAGACCTGAGTTAAGTGTCTTTCCTGCGATTCTATCTGCGCTATCTAAGAATTGACCAAAGGTTAGATCGCCTCCCCTTTCTTGGAATTGCCTATATTCCCGCATAGATTCTTTGATGAATTCAGGAAATGCAAAGGTTCCAACGGATGCTCCTACGGCTGCACCAATTGGCGCACCTACGACTGTAGAAGATGCGGCAGCTCCTCCTATGGCAGCGCCTATGATAGCGCCCATGCCCATGACCGTCGCATCTCCTGCCAGGGTTCCACCTTCCTGTATGACAGCATCCCAAAAACCTGATGGTTGTACCTTTGCAGCTTCTTGCGCTCCATGAATCGTCTGAGCAACTTCACCAGGTGAGGATTGCATTAAGCCGCGCTTGAAAGATTCAAGGAAGTCAGTCTCTTGTTTATCTGCTGGTTGACCTTCTTCTGGACCAGAAGTAGTTTCTTCTGCCGTTTCAATAGGTTCAAACCATGAAGGTTGTTCCTGCTCCGGTTCTATAGGTATTTGCTTGAACTGAAGTTCTTCAGGTGCTTTCTCTACGTCCAATGCTGCAAGATCTTCTTGAGGTGATTCAACAGCTTGAGCTTGTTCTATAACATTTTCTGCTGCTGCTGGCGATTCATCTTCAATTGGTGTAAACCATGCTGGACTAGTCATTGCGGAACCTCGAATATCCTTGCCCTATTGCTTGATCTGAAAAATCTTTAGGCACTTGTCCTATTACTCCATCAGGGCTAATCATTAGAACATTACCAGGCTTAAGATTCTGAAGAGCTTTTGCCTCTTTTGAAGTTATCGAGAAAGGCGAAGTAGCTTGTTTATCTTTGACAAGATTATCAATATCTTTACCTACCATCTTTTGATACGGAAGCATCTTTTGATCTAATCTTTCCTGAAAATCAGATGGAGGTAAACCGTATTTATTTTCCCCTATGATTTCATTCGCGAATTTGTTTCTAAGAATATCGAGTTTTCTATCGGCATAATCTAAATAAAGAAATAGCCTGTTTGCGTTTTTGTCTCTTCCAATACCTACGGCTTTTTTTGAAATCAATTTCTGTCTACCGTTAGTCAATTGACCTCCCATCTTTGCACCGATCGATGCTACGGATTGAGGAGTAATAGCTTCTAATTCTTGGCCTGTTCTAGATTTAAATTGATTCAAGAAAGGACTGTCTATTAAATCCAAAAGAGTATCCCAATATTTTTCTTTATTTCCATAAGCTTCATTATTAATCATGGCAACTTCAATATTAGGAATACCAACTTCTGCGTCTTGAGCTTTTTTCTGATAATGTTCGACAGACTTCTCGAATCTTGCAGCATGATTCTTTGCAATTTGATAGTCAGTTACATTTTCAGGTTTCTGAATTATTGATCTTACTGAAGCTGGAGAAAGATCTTTGGTAGCTTCTTGAGCTTGTTCTAAAGTTGCATCTGGATTTGTTACCATGTAAAGAGCAGCAGCTTCTTTTCTGTTTGCTTCTTTTTTTTCATCCGCAGTTTTAGCTTTTGCTCGATCTTTTTCCGCTTGAGTGAGTTTCTTTTCTCCGGCAGGTTTCAACTTTTCTTTCAAAAGATCTTCGGCAGCTCTAAGACTTAAAGATTGACCTAGATCCTTCGCTTGATCTTCTGGAAGACCTAATTGTTTCACAATCTTTTTAACAGATTCTCTTTCGGTATCTGTCTTCTTTGCTTCTTTTGCAGCTTTTTCTGTTTTTTCTGCACCTTTATATACAGCTTCAGCTTGTTTTCCAAAAATCGCGGCTGACTCTTTATTTTCTTGAATGGCTAACTTTGCAGATTCAATCTTTCTTTCTTCTTCGCCTTTCTTTTTAACTGCTTCATATTCGGCAACGCCCATGTAATTCTTGATGAGCTGCTGCTTCGTTTCCGGATTATATGTTGGTGTCTTTGTGATTGCATCTAAGACCTGACGAGGCGTAGCGTCCTTGGGAAGATTCTCCACGGTCTTTTTAAGAGCCATGTCATCCGATGTATTTCTATAACCTTTCCAGAAACCTTTTCCTAAGTTGGACCCTGTTTCGTCTTCTTCTCCAGGTGGTATGTATGTTGCCATTTTATCTCCTATCCTGCCATGATTCCTGAAGTTGCACTTTCTGACCCTTTTCCTGCTACTCGTGAACCAGCTTCTTCTCCGGCACCTTCTGCGAATGATTCTCCGAACTTTTGGAAGATACCTTTCTTTCCACCGTAGACAATGTTCTCGGTTGTTTGTCGACCTAGCTGTGTCTGAATACCTTGTTGTCTATTGGCTTTCTGACCTTGACGAGCTTCATACATCAATCTAGCTATATTAGATGAAAAGTCGGTTCCTGATTTAAGCACCCGTCTTTGAGCGCCGGAACTTCTTGGATTATAGCCTCCAGCATTATTCTGCTCTAGAAGCTTTGGAAGAATCTCTTCTTCATATTGTTTCAATGCAGGTTTGGATACACCTTCCTTGAATTCCTTCTTATTAAACTTTCCGTAGACATCTTTAAGCGGACCTCTGTTTTTCAAGCCTTGATTGATAGCCTGAGAAAGGCGTTTTTGTTCCGCGCTTTCGGTGCTTTTCTGCTTAGTTTTTGTCTCAGTTCCAGTAAATGCTCTTCCAAATGCACTTGACATATCTACCTCACGTCTTGGTATAAAGTATTGTTATAAAGCCTGAATATGCGGAATAATCGGTTCCTCCGCTGGTTATGACGATATTCATTCCGGTTCTCTTTATTGCAACTTCATTAGCTGGTGTCGTTGTACTTAATATTGGCAGCATGAAGGAATTGCTTGAAGTTGCTGTCCCATTGCTTACGCAGCAATAAAAGTTAATGAAAGTTATCGTGTTAACAACATTAATCGGGATAGGAATTGATAAAGGGGTAGCGTTTGAGGGTAATGCTCCTGTCGGGAAAGTGACATTCCATATGTGTTGGCCATTTACGAAATTCTCTCCAGTTTGTCTTTCTTCTAAGAAATAACTGATATCATTGATCGTGGAATTTATCGAGTTAGCGATCGTCGTATATTGATTCTGAAGCTGGAATTGAAATTGCTCCTTATAATTTTCTGGAGATCCTTCGTATTTTTGCCATGAAAAGTTAGGTCTTATTTTCATTTGCGCTCTACCTTAAATTCTTCTACCCATAATTCGACTGGCATGTATTCAGCCTTCAATAGAAACTCGATCATATCATGAGCAGATTCAACCTTGTCGAACGTCCAGACCCATCTTTTAATTTCATTTCCAAAATCATCTGTTTCCTTTGTCATGACTTTGTAATAAGTATAATCTTTCAATTGAAAATCCTTCCGGCTGGTTTCATGTATAACACCATCGCATGTATGTTGATGGGCTGTTCATTTGATGCGCCGAAATCCAGTATATTTTGATAGAATCTTATCGTATGAATTTTGCCCACAGAACCGACATAGATGCGCTTCCACACCTTCGTTTGATTTCGCGTACTCATAGCATCTTGTTCATTAAAGTTCAAGATAGTCTCTTGATACCATCCTTGAGGTAAACCTTCTCCATCTATGTATAATTCATCGTTGACATAGAACTGGACTCTAAGGAAAGATGTGTTGTATGCAGAAACAAGAAGATCGATATAACCAAATCTTGCAAGTTGACCTTGCTCGATGAATGGATTAAAGTTCTTTGTGAAGACACTCATTAAGACCGGGGTTAGAGCCTGAGTTGGATCATTGAATGTTGTTTGAACGTTTCCGCTATTTAGCTCCCAGACGGTATCAAAATGATCTCCACCAAGATCTGTCAAGGCATTCAATTGAACTTGATATGAACCCCAGGGATAAAGGACATCTTGCCATTGTACAAAGGTAGTTCCCCAGGTCTGAAAGTTATTGACTATAGCTTCACCTAGACAACTAAAAGGGAATGTATTAATCGCATAAGTATCGTCAAGATAGTTGTAAGTAAGAACATTATCTGACGGTTGAATGCTATTAGGGAAAATAGGTTTGCTATTATAACATAGCCATCCTTCTTTCAAGTCATCGAATCTCTGTCCATAGCAGGTTATAATAGATGTTTGATTAAGCCATGGAACCGGTAGCAACTGAGAAAGAGGACTTGAGTATGAATCTGTAAAATCTGGGATCTGCTCATCCTTACGTTTGACGTTGACTCCATCGGAACCGACGATTGCAGATCTTCCTAGGGATGTGAAATAAGTATCATAGTTTATATTGCCATAAGGAGCATCGCAGGTCCAGTTATTGTTGGTAGCGTCGAATCTAAATGGAGATATATCATCTCCGGTAAATCTGAATATCTTTTCGCTTTGATCAAATCTTACGATAAGATCTGTGTTAATTATCGAGAACGATACAATACCTTCAGATGTATCGGCGGTTTCTTCTTCGTTGTTTGTCCAAACCAAAGGTTTATTAATAGTAGACCAATAGATGGATGCTTGCTGCAAATTCGGTGTGGCTGTTGTATCAACGGGAGACATGAGAAGCAACCGGCTTTGATAAACAAATAAATGAAGCGCTCGACTTAAATCGTAATTCGGAAAACCTAGAAGTGTCGATGTAATGAGATGATTGGAAAGATTGGTATTCAGAAAATGAATACCTGCTCCATCATAATACATAACCGGATCGACATTATTAGTGAAGAAAGCTAGATAAACATAGTTTGATACATCGAAGAAGTTCTGAAAGTTTCCATGAAATAGATTGCCGAATGTAGCTACTTGCGCATCGAATTGTTCGCCCACGACGGGGGCCGTTGCGAATGTAATTGTGAATGCGCCTGTTTGATATGAAACGAAGCTGGAGGCTGTTGTCACTCCGGTTCCTGTTAGATTGCCGAATCCATTATCCGTTATTATTCCGTTATTTCCAATTGCGGTATTTAAAGTTCCATTGGGTAAATAATCATAGATGACAACCTGAGTCTGTGCTCCCGGAAGACTGATCGCTCCTTGAGGAAGGAACGGCGCACCAGGTATTGTTCCTGAGAATGTTTTAGTTGCTCCATCTCCCGTGAACAGTGCGGCTGTATAGAAATCATGAGGAACTTCGCTTATTCCATTAATGGACTGAGCTATTGTAGCCATAGTTCCCATTAAATTGACTACGATACCCATTCGCTTTTGATCAAAGACCATAACTTCTCGAGTACCATCACTTGCAAAGTAAGGTTTGATCCCCATGATCGATGTTATTGTTCCTGGGGGTCCATCCCATGCGAATAGGACGGTTGCAAAAGTTCCTGTTGCAGGAGCATTCGCGAAGACTAAGGTGACTACGCCTGTTGTTAGATTTACTGTTCCCGTTCCACCTGCTGCGCTTGATAGATTGATTACGGTTGCGCTTGCATCGCTCAAGTATTTAAATGTTTCCGAAACGCTTCCTAATGTGGTGACCGCAAAGCCATAAAAGTTATCGGTCACTGGCAGTTGATTCGCAGGAATCGTGACCGTATAAGTTGTCCCTGTCCCGGTCATTGCAACAAAATATCGCCAAGAGAATCTTGCGAAAAGCTGATATCCTTCGGCTCTTTCGACTATACCGCGATAAAGGTGAGCATTAATTAAAGATTGAAAAGCATCCCGTGGAAGGAGCCAAGGATCAACATCCTCTCGAAAACCAGACCTAAAGTTATATATAGCGAAAGGTTGATAATCATTCATATAGGATCGTTTACATTGATAACCCAATTGGTATCAGGCGTAGGTGATGTTAAAGTAGCTACTTGAAGACTTAAACCTGTTCCAGTTATCACAATAACATTTGTGATTGGAGGAGGAGAAGATTGGAACAATTGAAGATATGTAACGGTTGAATTTCCAGATACCCATTTACCCACTGTGTAAGTATTGGCATTGACCCAAACATAGATCGATCCAGCACTAAATTTCGGAACCTCCATAAGTATCAAGGGCGCTGTTAAGGGAAAAGGAACAGTTACGACACCGCTATAAGTCAGCATCGCCGTTGATTTTCCTCTTGAGAAATGCCATCTCGTAGTGCCGTCAAAAAACCTTGGATATCCGGCAGGTGGAGTAGCTGAAAGTGTGGTATAAAAAATTCCACTTATTCCAGCAGGCAATACAGAAGGGCTGGCTTGAGCAGGCATAGAAACCTGCAAATGCGTTCCATCGGGAGTTGGGGTTACATTCGGTCCACCATTCCATTGATGCTCGACTTGCATAGTAGTTTGAATGTATTCAAAGTTCTGCAAAATAGGAACCTGAGTATCCGCGATCTGCTCATTAGCTTGAGGAACGTTAGGGGTATATGGCATGACTTCTCCTAGAATTTAGATATGGATCTGTTGTACAGCATCTCTTCATAGGTATCCTGCATACATACATCCTTGAAGCGTGTGTATTCGGGAACGTATTGATTGTATTGATCCATTTGATTGAATAATTTGAATCGATGCAAAGCTGCCCCAAGAGCAATTAATGGGCCTAGATCTGGTCGGAATGGGACATCGGTATAATTGAGTAACGGCTGCGGAAGTGAGATACCTTGCATCTTGATTAGGTGAACTTCTCCCGGAACAGGACGAATCACGAACATTTCAACGGCTGCCAATGAAGCAGGAGTTGCATTCGGAAGCGGTGTTTGAGGGAAGAATAAGATTCCTCTAGGACGAGAAGGAACATATGTTTGAGCGGTAGCCGTGATAGTCAAACCTACATCAGGAATTGCGGGAAACTCAAGGCTATCTACGGTACCTGTTGCATAATCAATTGTGCCAAGTAGAGGAGCGTTAGCATTAAGAGGATTAACAAATCCTCCGATTCCATTGTCCTGCGCGATCTGAGTGCCATCTGTGACATACATACTCCTTGGTAAGACAGGAAAATAAGTAAAATTAAATGAAAATGCGTTTAATCCAGTCGCAGTACCGACCGTTACTTTATTAACTTGTTGAGGATAGTCTTGATAGAAGGTATCTGGATCCGTGTACCATACCAAAGGCCATCCATCGGCCCATACAGAAGGATTGAAAGTTTGAAACGTGGATGGAGCTAGATATTGATCGACATTAGGTTGAGTGAAGAATTGATAGAAAGTATAGCCCCAGGAGATTTTAAGCTCCTTGGGCAATACATATTGATAGAAATAATTTATTAAATTAGAACATTGCTGATCAGTGTACATTGACACATCAGGTAAACCCGTAATCGACCGAAATTCACCTAGAATCGTCTGCAAATCCCATGTCGGCGCGGTAAATACCATTAGACCCTCTCACATACAAAGTGTGTCCTATAACCTGCGATATAGATTTCTGGAATCCCATCCGCGTTTCTTCGATATTTTTCGATGTTTTCGCGGCATGATTCTAGGTTTCTGATGACTTCAAGCGGCAGATCATATTGTTGGCCATCGACAAGCTTATACATCTTGAACGGGCTGCTTTTGCTTGAATAATGAAACTCAAGCATATGACCCGGATCTCGCTGATTTCTGAAGGTAATTCTTTCGAACTTAGGCTTGGATGTTGCAATAACAACTTCCCCTTGCTGTAAAGCCTTCGCGATTTCTTCCTGAGTTTCCTGAGCCGGACCTTCCAGATGTTTTTCTTTAAGTTCTTCGACTGGGATTTTCTTAGGTTTTGATGCTGTTAATACCATAATTTTCCTATGTAAAGCGGATTTACATTGCGAAGGAGCCGATTAAGGCTCCCTCGTAACGTTATTATTACCAACCAGTTGGGGTTGAGTAGAATGCTTCCCACCACATTACGTTGGTGTTGGCTCCTACGACTCCACTACCCAGAATGACTCCTTCGTATCCAATGTCATATTGGAGACCTGCTGGCTGACCTGGGGTGATTACCTGGCCAGTCAAAGAGTTAAGAACTGGGGCTGTTGGCGGATAAGAGATCTGGTTAACGATACCGCCAGATACATAAGTACCGAATGCGGTTGTGTTAACTGGATGTCCGAACAGATCATAGAGCGAGAATGTCGCACCTGAAACGTTTGCCACAATGTAGCGATTCGTGTTCAGCTGAGTCATTCCGACTACGTTGGAAATCGTTACAGTCATTCCATTTTCCAACGCAATTGTGTTGGTTGGAGTTGCAGAAGAAACTGTTACGACACCTGGATTGGCTTTGGATACGCCAGTAATCACGTACTGTGTATTTTGCCAGTCGGCTCCTAGAACGATCGGAGTCACACCATTAGATGTGAGTAGAGTCGTGACAGGTGCCCCGGATGTATAAGTATCAATCAAAGCGTTAGCGCTCGGAACGACATTATTAATCCATAATGAATAACCAACGGCTGGAGTAGCTGAATCAGCTGACAGAACCGTATAGTTATAAATCTGAATCTTATCAGGCACGAAACCGAGCATCAAAGTGACTGCGGCTCCTGTGCTGATGAATTGTCCGTTTCTATATTGCATCTTAAATTCCTCCTATTGGTTAAAAGAATTGGGTCGACAATAGTCTTGTGATCCAATTATCATTCAGGAGGCGTGTTGCAAATGGATACTTGTAACCTACTGAGCCTCTTTGGTTTAATGGGTCCGCAGTTCCGGCTGAACCTAATGGCTTCACGATAAACTCGGCTTCTTTCGATCCAAGTTTAACTACACCGTAAGACTCCTGTCCGAGGATGATGTTCTGCCAGATTGGTGCGCCTAGGTTCGACGTACCACTGTTAGCACCATTTGTAGACAATAACCATCTCACGTTGTTTGTGGACCCCCATTCGGCCTCAAGCACATCCATAGGGTTCGGATAATTTGCAGCCGACAAGAAGTCTGCACACGCTTCTAGGTCATTCTGGATGGTTACATCCATGAATCCCCAATAGGAGCTACGTACAGGCGATGTCGCAAAGCGGTTTTCACCAGGGATTGGCTTTGTCATCAAGCGGGCATTTCCCAGTCTCAATGCTCTCACAGCCGTTTTTATATCCTCGGTTGTGATCTGAGTCGGCGTATCTCCATTTCCCCCGAATTGGCAAGAAATACTACTGGCCGTTGCGACCATCATATTTCTGATTAGGGTGTCCAAAGTCAATCCTAGCTGCAATGAGAGCACTCTTGTACTTTCATTAAGCACTCTATCTTGAACTGTGAACTGAACCTGATCGGTAATAACAACGAAGTTGCCGTACCATTTGATCTGAGTTGAGAAGTCTGTGACCGCTAAGCTATCTCCTGGAGGAGTTGTGCCGTCTTGAATAGGCACTGTAGCGGCATTCAATGTCGCATAACGTCTGAAGATCATTTGATCGCCAGAGTTAAGAGGAATAGTTCTACGCTGCGCAAACATGTCGTAGATAAAGTATGGACGTGCCAAGGTCAACAGAAGTCTGTCAAAATACGTTCTGACTTCTGGAGGTACTTGGGCGGTTGTGGTAATTGGCATATCTCACCTTGCGGTTAGATATTCGCCAGATTCCTTGAAGCAATTTTCATGAAATCATCATCGCTCATATTGGCATAATAATCGGATGCGCTAAGGTTTCCCCCGCCACCACCTACGCTGTTAAGCGTTTGCGGCTTCTGCGCATTCTGCATAGCACGTTGGCCATAATCAGACGTTTGGGGCTGACTAGGTTGAGTTGCTTTTGCATTTAATTGTGCCAGGAGGTATGCTGCTTCATAAGGATTGCTTGCATTATTGATCATCTCGGCGAATATCGGGTTCTGACTTGTTAACTGCGGTACATGCTGAGTAACCATGTTGTTCCAGTCCTGATGTTGAGCTTTAGTCTGTGTGGCAGCCAATTGATCCCGTACTTCTCGACGTAGCGCGAGGTTCTCTTGGTGTAATGCTTCCCAGGCTTTCTTAACATCGCCTGCTTCTGACCAATCAAGTTTTGTCATGTCTTGATCGGTATCGGCAGCTGGCTCTGGCCTTTGGGGGTACTTGGAATATGCTTCGGCTTGGCCTTTCCAGTACTCCCTCTCTTCTTTCAACTTGGCTGTCTCTTCTCTTAATGCCTTAAAGTTTAATTCCTTATCGGACATTTGGCCCTGACCGGCGTCATCAAAGGGAGATTTTACGCCCGTATTTAGCGGATCATCGACGAATTGACCCTGATTTACGTCTTGATATGAGTTATAAGGCTGCGCGACCTGTGGCTCAGGAAATAACTCTAGACCTGGCCTGGACATATCTAATTCATTCATTCATTGCTTCCTATTGATCTCGGCGACAGATCTTGTTACGCCCGCATTCAAATAAATACTTGTCATTTGAAGCAAAAAAATTAGGCTAATAAAATGGATCCTGATTTCTTAGCCGCATCGGCCATTGTTGGAGTGAAATCCTCACTCTGCTTTGACATCTCCGATTCACTTATCGGCACGTCATAAGGCAAGCATAGATCCGGCTCAACAACTAACCGTTTATCTTTATGTATCCATTTAAAAACCAGAACTCCTACCATAGCTGCTGGAGGGCGTTTAGCTATTACTTCCCATCCGGCGACACATGCGTTTTGTTTATAGACATGCGGCTTGGCTGCATAGAGTACCCAGAAATCATGTTTAAAATGAGCTGCGTACAAGTCGGCTAAACGATTGGCATCCGACCAGCAATCTCTTGCCATCGGTTCCCTCGTCTCACCCATTTCCTGCATTCGGGAGTCTCGTTTTGTTCCTATTAGAGTAGTTTCCATGTTATGCCCAGGGATACTCTCTAAATTGAGAATGGGCCATGCCATCTGATTTCTCACAGCCACGCTTTCCTGCTAAGCCATAAGCTTCATCCATAGCTTCCATCTTCATTTCGAAAACACCGGACTTCCAATTCATCGCGACTGATTCAGGCGTAGTCTCAGATTGATGACTAACCATCGGTTCGCGAGTATTGTAATGCTCCATGGATTCGAATCCGCCTTGTCGGCCTGAAGGATTCTCTTTCATATTAAGCTCCTATTTTTCTTTCGGACCTTTTAACTTCCTCTTAATGCTAAGAGGGGTATTCACATGCTCAGCTTTCTTGAGCTGACTGCGAGCTTTTTCCAGTGCTGTCTTCTTTCGTTTCATCCTTAATATCCTCTTCCATCTGTCCCGAAACGAGCGGTCGGGAGTAACGTATTTTGAAAAGCCCTCGGATCTTCGTAAACAGGTTTGCCCGGCGCGACTCCTTGCCATTCTTCCCAATACTCATGCTGCTGTTTCTCCGCGGCTATTGCCCTTTGAATTTCCGTTGAACCCTTTTGACCCTGCGGCTGTCCTGGGGTGGAGAAATAACTCTCTCCATAAGGTGTACTATTTTCGTGACCGCCGGATTTAGCCAGGGCAGCGCTCGGCGACTTTCCTGCAAGTTGAAGTTGTGCATATTCCCCAGGTAAGGGATGGAAGCTTGGAGCATACTTATTTACCTGACCTGGTTGTTGCTTTAAGGTGTTGTAAGCTGACTTTCCGTTGTCTCCAACCATTATTGCCCCATACCATGATCATTATGTCCATTGGCATACTTGTATTGATCTTCATGTTGCTTTCTTTCATTTTCCATCATGACTTGCATGTCGCTCATGACCGGACCTTCAGATCCTTGCTTCAATGCTGGAATTGGACCAGGGAGTCTTCCTCGCATTTCTTGCCCCACTGCCGGAGTGTACATGCTTTCTCCCTGGTACAAACTTGCTGTCATACGTCCCTCATTTCAGATCTTGACAATCTTTTCGTAACCTTATTGAAGTTACTGTTTCTTAGATATTTCTTACTTTTCGGAGTCGGGTCTTTCTTTAACCATTTCTCGTTGGCTTTCGCTATTTTCTTCTGCTCACTTATACTCATGGTTTCCCTGTAAATTGGATCCCCTCTGGGTAATCAATCGTTTGACTGTCTATACATTCAAATTTGCGATAGCTTCTCATGCAAGTCATTTCTCTCTCAAGATATTCCCGTGCATGCGGCTGCATACCCACAGTATCAAGCTGTTGACATGCTGACGGCTCAAATTCATCTAACTGATAAGCATCAAAACCACTAAACATATTAACTCCTGTACTGACTATCAAAAGGTCTTTTATAATGATCCTCTAAATGCTTCCTTGTTAGCGCCCCAGCTTCGTTGTGTCGGGCCAGCTCTGCGTCCATCTGTTCTCGCATTGGTCCGCCACCATTACCTTGCTGTCGCTCGGTTCTATGCACAACATCGGGTTCATATTCAGGTTCGCGTTTAGGTTTCTTATCTTTTTGTGATTTATGTTGCAGATCTTCTCCTGCCAGGCCCATATCGCTTTGTCCAGCTCCGACCTGCCCCCATCCATCATTATTCATGCCTTGGCTCCAGTTTTTGCTTTAACAGCTGGCTGCGGTACTACCGTGTCGGCTGCTTTTAATCTTTGTTCTTCTTCAATACCCCTAATGATATTAAGAATCTTTTCAGCGTTGCCAATGTCCATTTCTTGGAACTCTTTAGCTGCACGCACTTCATCCAGAACACCTCTTGACCTCTCTTCCTGTGCGGCTGCGAGTCTTTCTTCGCTCAATGCCGCGTCGTATTTGATTCTGCTTAGTCTTTCTTCGCCAAGTGCAATGTCTGTAAAAGCCTTTGCTTGCAATAGCTCGTTGACTTGCTGTTTGTCTTCCTGATCCTGTTTTGCTTGTTCCTCGGCCGCTTCGGCTTGCTGTTGAATCTTCTCCATGAATTTCTTCTGAATCGGATATGGAGATAGCTCCCAAAGCAACTCATCTGGAACTATAGCACCACCTTGCTTCATCGCCCAGGCCTGCATAAATGCATTCTGTTTCTGAGTATCAGTCATGACCTGTTCAACAATGTCAATGTCATACTCAAGGAATGTTTTGTTGTAGAACTCAGGTGTCGGCTCACTCTTAATGATTCTTCCGACTTTCTCTGGAGTATAGTTCTGAATCATCTTTAAGACTTTCTTGCTAAGATGATATTGAGCCGTCTTGAAATTCTCCACAATTGGACCGAGTTGCATCGTCGCCATGCTTTGCTTCATCTTGAAGAGCATCGCGCTCATGCGATCCGTATCAACTGCACCTAGAGTCCCAAGGTCCACCATATCTTTGATATCAGCATCAAAGCTTTCCTGTAGAGCAAACAAAGACTCAGGGATATTAGGCGCATCAATCCTTTGTGCATCATCTAGTTCAAATCCTGGGTTAAAGAATACGACTTTGCCTTGACCAGTCTGGAATAAAGCTTTGGGGTTAGAAACTGCACCTGATTTTGCTTTCCAACCACTGCCAATTTGACTGTCCACGATATCCAGAAGTTTACTCTTCCGCATATTGTACTCTTCCTGCGGGTCACGGAGCAGTCTGACGAGACTCTGTATCTTCCACTGGAATAGATCGTATGAACCGTCAAATACGCAATAGAAGGGGACAAAAGGGTACTCTCCGATGCCCCAAGGATCTTCACCACTATATAAGAGCCTGTTTTCGACGATAATGTTATAATCGACTGTCTTATAATAACCCTCGATTACCGCAATATTAGGAAACAATTCCTGCATCATCTGCAAGCGTCTCTTGTCACCTTTCCAAGGTTTCTGTTCACCCGTAACCTTATCTACGAGCAACCAACCCTTCTTGTATCGTTGTTTCCAGTATTCATTATAAGCCAAAAGTTCCTGAAGACCCCATTGCCGGGCATAAGGCTCATAGGTGAATTTCTCATCCCTATTACCATATCCCATTGCGTCGATCTCTCTCTCGCATCCGGGAACCAAGGATTTAATCACATCCTTGCTCAGGTACTTTCTACGGGCCACAAAGGTGCAATCCTCAAGCGAATGCTGCACGCTGAACGGGTCCCAGATAACGTCATTCCAATTATCAACATGATAATTAATCCTGCCATTGACATAATCCTGCCTGTAATCGATCCAGGGGCTAACCCAGCATACACCGGAAACTAGAGCATTGTGCCGAGCTTTTCTCATCGCCGCATAACCTTTCGGCTGCAACGCATGTCTCAGAAGCTCTGTAAGCTGTTCGGCAGTCTGCTCTGAACTGTTTTCATATGGAACCGCGATCGAAGCATTTTCATTCGCATTCAAGAAACCGCCGACCATATCAATCGTTTTGCGAATCTTGTTGAATGTGAAAGCGTTTCTTCGTTCGTCTCCCAAATATTTCAGCTGGTCAAGGCTCCATTGATTGCCGAGGTAGTACCCGACATCACGGTAGGCTTCGGCATAATAGGTATTAAGCAGCATGTATGAGCGATTATAGTCCTGAGTAAAGTCAGAAACTATATCGTAATCTGTTGCCATTCTTGACCTTGATGAAATTAAAATAAGTCTTACTATAAAACCGCAGTAAACAAATTTTTTTAATTTATGTCAAAGGAAATGTGGCAGTTAGGTTTGTATTGACGAAAATGATTTATGGGGAATAGATTGGTGGACTGGTTTAAACAAAAAAAAAGGAGCTACCTCTACCAGAAGGTAACTCCAACTCTGCACATAGGTCTTGGTGGATCTTATAAACGCGGAGTATGTCTCAATAATAGCATACTCCAAGTTTAGTGCAAGAGAAAAATACAGACTGCACCAAAAAAAAGGAGAAAGCTATGTCAGGACCAAACCATTCATTCAACGTCAATCTAGCTGAATCTTATGGGATCGAATGCGCCATAATGATTCATCATTTCCAATTTTGGATCACATATAATCGAAATATGAAGAAAAATTTCAGGGATGGCCGGACCTGGACATACAACACGTTGGAAGAAATTGCGGGTTATTTTCCTTATTGGAATAAGGATAAGGTTTTCAGAATAATACGAAGACTTGAAGAATTTGGAGTAATTATAAAAGGAAATTTTAATAAGACGCAATTCGAAAAGACTATGTGGTATGCGTTTCAAAATGAAGAAATGTTTATTGTATTGCAAAATTGCAAAATCGAGGATGCGGATTCGCAAAATCGGGATCACGAATCTGCAACCTCTACTACAGATACAATACCATATACCGAACCAAACAATTGTTCTGTTCTGTCTAAGCCCGAGACCACGGGCATTGTGGAAAAGTGTAAGAAAAGGTCTCCTGATGGTAAGGAATTCACCATAAGCTTTCAGGATTTGATGACTGCGTGTGTTCAGGAGAAAAATGACTTCTCCATAACCGAGATCGAGGCAGCCTGGAATATTCTTGTAAAATATCGCGGTCCCGTGAGAGAATGGTTCAAATTTATCTCTGGAACGATAAATAATATGCGTATTAAGAAACAAAAAACCCTACCAAAAGGAAAGAAGCCGTGGAAAAAAGATTCCGTCCCGTCCGCAGCGTTGAAACCACCCAAAAAAACCTCTTCGGAGAAAGATACGTCGGTGCTAACATTTCAAGAATTTCTGGAGAAGAATGGTATCAAAAAGCCTTATTGAAGTTTATGCAAAATCCTAAGAATTTCCTAGTTTTTTGCGGCAATCCAGGAGTTGGCAAAACTTACCTATGTGCCGCATTTGTTGAATTTGCTTTGAATAACTTCGATTCCTTCCGTTATTGGAATGAGTCTGAGTTACTTAAGAAAGTTAGATCTTCGATGGATCTTCATGGGGGCGATTATCTTGATGCTTTACATCATCTGATTGATGATGATTTTGTTATCTTGGACGACATAGGAAGCACAGGATTAAACGATTGGAGAAAAGAAATTATCTTCGATGCTGTTGATGAGAGATATTGCTCTATGAAACCTACAATCATAACCAGCAATTATTCGCGAAGAGAGTTCGAAAGTTTATTTCATCATCGTCTCGCAAGTCGTTTATTTGCAGCAGAAAATGTTATCATCGAAGTCGATTGCGGACCTGATTTAAGAAGATAATTTGACCTAAATTCAGAATTTGTTAAGATATGAAAAATTACGAGAGTTACGAAAGATTTACGAAACAACAATGGGGTGAGCCATGACAAGTTTAAGCATTCAAGAAATGATCGAATATTTCAAGAAATTAGGAGAAACGAAAATTCCTGATGAAGGTGTTAGTCCAGAAGAACCTAATGAATTCAATTTGAAAGATCTCGTCCGCGAGATGATTGAGAAAGAAATAGACAGGCGTTTTTATGCAGGAACGCTTTATAATCAACCTAAACTCTCCAACCCCACAGACCCTTCATGCGATCATAATCACCATCAGAAATCCCCTGATCCGGCCGAAAGGACTGCTCCGTTATCGCAAGCATCCGAAAAGCATCGGCTCCGTGAGAGGTATAATCGTGAAACGGCTTGTCACCATAAACACGAAACTTCTCATTGTATTGCTTCCGGTAATTCTCAAGACACTTCAAGCCGAGTTCACATCTTTTTTCATCAAACCAGCAGCGCGAGAGAATCATTCGAACGGCTTCTATGCCAGATTCTAAGCTCAACTTTGGCGCAACACGGTAGTTCAGACCTAACCGACGAGCTGTTTCAAGTCTTGTCTTACCTGTTGTCAGCTCGCGAGCTTGAATGTCATGTGGAGCTACGTGAAGATCATATATGCATCCAGTTTCTCGACGATACTCGTCTAGAACCCTTGCGTAGTGAGATAGCCCTTCGCCTTGATTCTCATAGTAATTTATGAGGTGCACTTCCTTGTTAACGAATTGCGCGAACCATATCGCAGTAGAATCGCCGATCCCAAGGTCCCAGTATGTTCGCACTGGGATCGAAGGATCAAATCCGACATGACATATTTGCTCTTTCTTGCGAAGTTCTTCGATCTGTTTTCCATAATAAGAACCTTCTTGACCTCGATTGAAGTTGCAATAGAATTCCTGTTGAATCATATCTTCCGGCATGCCTTTACGACGTTCGGTCTCGACCTGATCCTCGGTAAGCACATTCGTTTCTTTTATCGTGAGTACCTCAAAAAACCAATCCTGCGGGTTTCTGCGAGCTATCTCCGCAAGATCCCATCCCCAGTTCTTACCTCGTGGCGTGTAAATGAATGCGCACCAACCGCCATTCGCAGCCAAGATCGGTTTAACGAAGTCGTAGCACATTGGATCCATAAGGGACCACTCAGAAAAAACTATGCCTCTTGGGTTTGTTCCCATTATGGAATCATAGGAATCAGCTCCTATAAGCTGTATCAAAGACTGCCCATTCGCACCATTGATCCAAATCTTCATCTCAGTGTTGTTTGGATTACCATCAATGATGGCTTTTGGAATATAATCCAACATCCTTTTCCCGTCATTCGTCATCCCATCCCAGATCACACGCTTTGCCTGGGCATAGGAGGGAAGAAAATAATAGTAAGTTCCCGGCTCCATGTATGCCCGCTTAATCATGTAATTCCACATGGTCGTATCCTTACCACCCCGACGATGGACGACCCAACAGGCGTTCTTTACCCCATTATCTAAAGCATTTAAAATATTTTCTTGATAGATACGAGGCGTATAACCGTAAGGAATTGTGATTGCGGTCATTATTCTTCTTGTGAAATTATTTTAGAATCGATGGCTTCTTTTTCTTCTTTCGTGAGTTCTTTGTATTGAATCAATTGGACCCATTGCCTGATGATTTCAATGTTCTCTCTACAGAAATAGCCGAATGCGAATAACTGAGCTACAACCTTGTTCATCAAGATGTTTTCGTCTTTTTCATCTTTCATGGTGTTAGCTATATCATATAAGTGCGCCGATAGACCCGTTAGATCTCTCTGGAATGCAAGAAACTCATCGGACGATCCGAATGTATCCAACATCTTTTCTATGGTAGTGCGATCGACTAGAATGTATTTCTTGCTGTATAAAAACTCTTCTGCGTCCATTAGTCCTCAAATAAAGGGAAACTTGCCCGGCCAAAGCAAGTTTTGGATCCCCACTGGATCCGGCGATCTTCCCGGTCCAGAATCAACATACCATTTCTAAGGGCCTAGCCAAAGGTAGGATTCGAACCTACACCTCCAGGCGGGTGAGCGTCTGGCGACTTAACCATTCGTCCTCTGAGGCAAAATGCGAGGGTTCCTATAGCCAGTTACCCTCAACTCGGCCTTCTTTGGGAAATTCTCAACAACCTTTTTTCATGGCTTCTTTGCCCTTCTTCACCAACTTATCACGACCCTTGTCTTTTTCCAAGACCTTTTTCGTGTCAGTCTCAACTTTCTTAGCATCCTTCGCGATATTCTTATAAGCCTTATCCACAATAATCTCCTTGATTTCTTCTTTAAATCTATCTAATTCCATCTCTAAATAATATATTTTGTCCTGCATTTCTTCCTTGAAATCATAAAATTCACAATGACAAGGTGAATCTGTACAGTCGCAAAAGTTATACATCCATGCAACCTTGATGCGGGTTTTTCAAAAGGTCAAGATCATCCCATATATCACTTGCGAACTTCTCATTTGCTTTGCATTTCATATGAAGCATCTCAATTTCCTTCCTCATGAGATAAATGTCATATGCGATATCTAAGTGATAATCGCTTACTTCCTTAGTACCCCAAATATTGCCATACCTTTTAGTCCACATCTCACTTAATTTCCCTTGATCTTGATCACTTGAAATCCAATCTCTGAACATCTTCAATAAATTCATTTCTTGAACCCCTTCTTGAACCCCTCCAATGTTTCGGCCAATCTAGCCCTTTGCCCTTCTTTACCTGGTTTCTTTGCGGCTGATGCAAGTTTCTTTGCGGGTATCTTTTTACCTTCTGGAACACCCAGTTCCTTGTGAAGCGCACCAGGTTTCTTGATTGCGCCTTGAATCCATTTTTTATCCTCTGCCATATACTCCTCTTTTTTAAAAAAAGCCTTGCTTCTCCGCTAAGAAGGTGCAAGGCGACCTGGCCAGCAATGTAGATCTGTGCCCACAACTATCGCGTTATTTATGAGGCTCAACGCGATGAAACTACTGACCAGGAACCTAGGATTGGTCTCATCCCTGTTTTTTAAGCAGGTTTAATTTTTTCTTATCCAGAATTCTTTTGTGCAATCTAAACATTTACTTTTTCCCGGATCAGAAGGATCTGCACAACTCACCAAACTTCCGCAGCATTCTGGACAAAAAATGTTTTTTTTTTCGATTTTAGGTATATCTTCCAGATACATCCAGTAATGGAAATCAGTCATTGTAAAATCATATCCACATGTTTCCCAATAATCATCTATGTGCCTCTTTGCAACTACATAAGGCATTAACCCTATTATCTGCCTATAACGATCATAAAATACTACATACTGACCTGGCAGTGGCTTATTATCTGCAACTTTATTCCATTTATTCATATCTTCCTCATTTAGGTTCCAATATGGATCCATGTTCCATATTCTTTGATAGCTTCTTCCATAGAAATTCCATATTTCCTGAAATAGAGTCTTTCCTTCCTTTTAGCCCTATTTGAGTAATATTTCCTTAACCAATGCAATTGCTTCATCCATGAACCATTATAGAATGAATCATTTGGTCTAGATTGGAATATGTAAACAGCCAATATATCACATAGATCCATCCGAGAATCATATGCAAAAGCGCCCATAGAATGCTATGATTCGTCGCATATGACAAGATAATCGCCGTAATAGTTCCTATGCCTGCGCTGACCTGCAATCTAGCTTTAATGTCCTTCATGTTCATCCTCTTGTTCTACGACCTTTTTCAATCTTTCCACCCAAAAATAATGTGGATCTTCATCTGTGAAAAGGATTGTCCCCTTCGCACTCCAGATCAATGATGCATTCTCTTGTTCCATCCCTGATTTTCCTTATCATTTCTTTGATTTGCTTCAATAAACCAACAGAAGTTGATGAAAACTCAAGTTTTCCCTCAATTTCAGCTTCTTCTGCTTCCATAAGATACCCAAAACCTTAAAAAGTACATAAATTCAAGTTTAAATTACCACAATGCATATTTTAACATAAGAGGGCAAGAAATTATTTTAATTTTCGATTATTTCTTGCATCAAAATAACCTTTTTCCTATGTTAGTCCGCAAAAGGAGCCGATATGGACAATTCCGATATGCAGTTTATCATGAAAGCTGGGGCGGCTATCTTCGTCTGCCTATTCGCCGTAACCGTTTTTGTATCTCTTTTTATGCGAGGTAAAGCATGAATGCAATGAAATCATTTGAAACCTATCTTATGTTCCGCACACAAGAAGTATATAGTCATTCCGCCAATGGTTGGACCCTTGTAAATGAAGAAAAGATATCAGCTAACCGCATTAAGCTCACCTTCATCAAAGTGATCCTTGATGAACCAAGTGCCACTCATCCTGAACCATACATCCGTAATAGATTCAAAGCAGTCAATGCAAGAATGATGTCCGCATATAACCAAGAAGATCGACCTGATGTCAAAAGATCTGTCAACAAAGAAGAGCTAACTGTTACATTACCTGTATATGAAAATGCTGATACAGATGATAACTAACAAAGAGAAATGAAGAAGAAATATAAAGAAAGAAAGTAACAAAGAAAGAAACACAAAGAAGAAGCAAAGAGAAACTTTAACTTAACCCTAATATTTTATTGGTTTGCGAGCGAAGACAGCGAGCAAACATGAGCGTAGGAGCGATGAAGCGACTAGCGGGCTCCCATGGCAACACACTTTGTGTATTGCACATTCACCGCCGCCCCACCCAAGCCATCCTTAGGGTATAAATTTTTTGCTAGAATGTCAAGAGAAATCTGCACTTTATTGAAAATAAATTTGCACATGCTGATACTTAACAACTTACAAAAGGCCAAAAATGGAAAGCAATGAAGAAATCGTCCGAACAGCCGAAGAGATCCTAAAGCTCATCTTCGACAAAGGCTGCAATGGAAACACATGTATAATGATACTCATGGTAGCAGTGGAGCACATGATCCGTAGCACCGCAAAAAATCCTGAAGATGCAATAAGAGCAGCCGAAACTGTCTCAGAGAACTTCCTCTTAATCGCAGAACACATCAAAAAAGGAGCATCATCCCATGAGCCGACTTCCAACACCTGAAGTATTGAATATCTGCCAAGAAATAAATGAAATCTTTATGAAACATGAAGTCCAGGTCGTAAACGCACTTTCAATCGCAATGACTTATGTGACACATATTATATTTACATTGGATATGGATAATGAAGACAGGATAAATTTAATAGACGGTCTGATAAACGCATTGATAGATATAAAAAAAAACCCAGATCTCTACATTGATAGAGACCTGGGCACCTACACAAAACACCCTACCAGGGAGTAACTCAATGGGTTTCAATAGCCAGAGTCGCATTCCATTCTGCATCTTTCTATATGATATTGCAAGTGATTTTCTGTATGCAGTCTATCTGTATTATAGTAAAGAGGTTGTGTGAACCCGAATTGTGAAAAATTTTTGATGGGGTCCGGAGACTTGAATAACTTTCCCTATTAGGGGTCAAGGGGGGTCGGCCCCCCTATCATATTCAAATTTGAATTTACCTTTTCAGCGGCCGTAAGTAGACCTATACATAATTGATATTATGCCTCAATCCTTCTCACAATCATGCGTAGACTGCTTATTGGTGGCATAGCTTACGATGTTGACTTGCACCTGTCCTTTGTGCTCTGCTTCAACGTCGATCTTATCACGCCATCCGTAGCGATTGGCCATGTTGTAGAACCAGGATCGGCTGTTTCCTAGGCAGCTCCCAATAGCCTGCTGATAGCCTATCCCCTCCCATAAGGCCATGGCATCGCGCTTAGCTTGCTCCAATTCCCCTGACACAAACTCGACAGGGTATTTTTGCAAAAACTCCTCGATAGTTTGTACTGGCATAGCATTACAGCAGTTCAAGCTCAATCCTCTCCTGACATGCGCCAAGACCTCCGCGAACAGTCGACCGCGCTCCTTTGCGTCCTTTCTCGCCAGTTCGATTCTGGCGTTGCAGTTTCTTCTTACCCCTTTAGCCATATAGCCCCCCTTGATCTTCAATTATTTTCCTAAATCCCTGATTCTCTAAGCGTATCGCCGCAGAAAATCTTTTTTCTTGCAATAAAGCTGTACAATCTGCTATAGTAGTAGGTATTGCGAGCAAGTCAGCATGATTGAAGTGCCGATTGCTTGCAATGCCTACTTGACTCCCTAGGTGACTCGTTAAATCGAGCTAGGTTGCAGCGTTTAGGCTAGATGTATCACAATGACCGATTAACTACCAAGGGGTTACATGAAAACATTAGCTTACTATAAAGGTTATGAAGATTATAAAGCGGGCAAGTATGATCAGATCTATTTTGAGTCATGCGTGCTGTTCGAAAAAAGAGATTATCGGCAAGGCTGGAATCGAGGGTTTGACGAACAGGCCGATAAGATTATTAAAGGTCGCGGATATCCTAGCAACCTGACCTATTCAAGATAACAACCAGGGGGAAGCAATTCCCCCGCCTACCAAGGAGTTAGACAATGAGAGAAGATTTCAGAATCCGCATATTGTTCGATTGGGAAGAAGATATTCAAGATATTCTATGCCATTGTTCAATTGTTGAAGCTATCAGCTTGATACATAAGCTTCACAAAACAAAGGGTTTTGTGTTCGCCAATCTATGGAGAGAAGAACCCCTTCAACATGTAGGGCAATATTATGGACAGCAAAGCCAATTAGTTTGTGTGTAACAATCAGGGCGAGCAATCGCCCTACCTACCAAGGAGAGAATATGAAACAATTAAAGAATTTAATCACATTGAGCCACAATATAAAGATCTATGTACCGTCCACAAATGGAACGTCAGCCATTGATAATAGCGGATATGTGCATGCAACATTAGAGTTTCTTGCAGGTCTATTTGACGGCGCAACGGCATATGATGGATTCGGTGCATGGATAACCAAAGAAGGCGGTCAGCTGGTTACTGAAAAGATTGTCATTTGTCAAAGCTTTTGCGATCAGCTTGCATTAGATTGCGATATCGACAAAGTATACAAGTATTGTTTAGCTCTTAAGATCGAACTGAATCAAGAGGCCGTAGCGCTTGAAGTCAATAACGTTTTACATTTTGTATAGGTGAAATATGATCACATACAAAGACGAACTGACACCAAGCGAGACAATCGCTTGGCTTGGTGATAACTGGGCTGATTATTATGGCTACAATATCAAGAAAATCGACACGGTAGCATTTCCGGTTGACTATGCCGAATGGAATAGGCGATTTTATGAGGTCATATGGAGAACACAAATAAACGAATATTTAAGATTCAGATTGGAATGGAGGTTTTGATTGGGCCGTAACAAGGTGCCACCGCCGATTGTGCATTTCTTCAAGGCAAGGTTGAAAAATACCTTGCCATGGACACATTGGCTAGGTGTTGGATGTGAGCTTGCAAGAACGGAAGATAAAGCGTTTAGATACACGGATGAAACAATTGCGGATTACTCGATTATGAAGATAAGAGAGATACCCGAAATTGAATGGGAATTTGAGAAGGTAACAAGGCTGGAAAAGAAGCCTTACTTTAGACGGAATATGATCAAAAGAAAAATATATGGAAGGTGAAGAATGATAACAACAAACAAGAATTGCAATAAATATGTAGCAGAGATGAAACCTTTCAAGACATTAGAGCTTGCAGGGATTCATCTTGGAAGATTGTACATAATTTACAAGAACGGTTTCAACCCGATCTTGATATATGATTCAGGTCAAAACGCATGGTTTGAATCGCAGGAAAAGGAGAGATCGCCCGAAAAGAAATTGCAAGCTTTGATTCGTCCGCAAGAGCCGATGAATCAGGTTAGCAAAACGATTATCAAGAACATGATTGAAGAAGAAAAACAACGCATATCAACAAGTGAGGTTTAAGGTGGATTATTCAAAGTTTTTTACAACGAAAAGAAGAACAAGCAACAACGAATTATTTGTATGTTGCACGGACGAAGCGCCGGAACAATTGGAGGATTTGATTCATGAGATTCATAGAGGGCTTGATTGCTACTTTCCGAATGATTGGATTTATGAAGTGATTGCAGAGGCATTTTCAGGTCTTGAGGATGACGATATCGAGAATGTTTGTATCGAAGCGGATATATACAACGCGGATTTGCTTGAATGGGCCCAAGATGGTTGGGCACAAGGCATGATAGACGAAGCGACCAAAGAACTTGGACGGCCCAATGATTTTATTGGAGAAGTCAGTCAAGGTCAGTGGTACACCAAAGACAGGATTTACCATAGTGTAAATGAATTTATGGAGAAACAAGAAAATGAAGACGAAGAAGAGGAGGATTAAAATAAATAGTATATATTTAGACTTTAGTCAGTAACAAATACCCTACCAAGGAAAAAAGATGAATACTATTGACACAAAAAACTTAATAAATTTAATTGGAGTGAAACAATATGGCAAAATACAGAGAGGAAATGAAAACTTTATGTGTTCGTATACCCCTGAGCTTACACGATACGCTAAAGATTCTCAGTGTAGATACTGGGCTAACAGTCACCGATATTATCGTGCACTATGTAAGGTTTCTGAAGAAGCAGCCAAGAAAATTAAGGAGGCCGTTTAATGGAAAAACTGAAGTTAAAAGCAAAAACTTCGCTCTCCATGAAAGAAGCTTTGCTGAATTACGTGATGGAGATAGCCTCGGGGAAAGCCCCGTTGACCGTAGAAGCATACAAACATGACGTTTCTAGGCTGGTTGATTGGCTAGACGAAAGGCGTATCAAGAATGTAAAAGCTTTTAAGAGTGAAGCAATACGCGGATATCTTTTAAACGCAAAGGAAGAGGGTAAGAGCGATTCGACATTGAATCGCTATTATATGTCGATCAAGAGCTTTTGTCGCTTCCTACGCAAAATAAAGGCTATTAGCGTTGATTTAACGGAAGATATAACGCCACCTAGAAATATTCAAAAGGCTCCAAATGTGCCAACTGCTGAGGAGGTTGAAAGGTTAATAGATCAACCGAATTGCTTGACCCCTTCGGGTGTAAGAGATAAAGCGATACTCGAACTATTGTATAGTTCGGGTCTCAGAGCTTCCGAATTATGTGATTTAGAGCTAAAGGATGTGCATAAAGAGCAGGTTATTGTCCGGTGTGGTAAGAGAAGCAAAACGAGGGCAATACCGATAACAGAAAAGGCATATAGGGCTATCATGCATTACATTGATTTTCATAGAGGTAAGCAAGCAGGGATTCTATTTTTAACCTTAATGGGCAAGCGCATTAATAGAAACTTACTTTGTGCAATGGTAGCTCATTATGCAAGGAAAGCTGAAATTGAGGGCGTTACGACTCATAGTTTGAGACATGCATGCGCAAGTCACCTGTTGGATAATGGCGCAGATCTAAGGATGATACAAGGTCTTTTAGGTCATAGCTCAATTGCAAGTACAGAGAGATATACGCACTTGAGTAGCGCAACGATTCAAGCAACATTCCATGCACGACATCCGAGGGCGAATCATGTCTAAACCTTTGAGTCACCTTGATTATGGAGAAAGAAAAAAGATAGAAAAAATGCTCCGTGCAGGATATAGCAATGCGATGATGGGTCTTGAGTTAGACAGAGGAAGAAACACGTTAACAACGGAAGTAAGACGCAATGGAGGCAAAGAAAATTACAATGCAAAGCATGCTCAACAAAGAGCAGAACTACAACAAGAAATCAGAAGAAGAAAAGTCGCAGGAATAATGAAAGATAAAGGTATCAATATTTATAATGTATTGAGAACAGAAATTAAATGCATGCAAATGCAAATTGATATTTTGATGGATGAAATTAAGAAATTAAAGGAACAAAAATGAAATATGCAGTTGTAAAGTTTATAAACAATAGCAAATCAGTAGATCTTATTATTTGTAAAAAGAAAGGTAAACTTAAAGACGTAAATATTATACCACCTTTAACTTTCTTAATTTACGATCTAGATCCTGAAATCGATGGAATATTTGATACCGATGAATTTAATTTCAGATGGGGAGACAAAAAAGGGCCAATAAACAATATGAAAACAATCACAAAAGGTGAATGTTATTTTATCAACATACCAACTAAAGGGAAATCATGATAGTTAAATCAACAAAGGACTATAGCAAATTTAAGTTTAGAAAAGACAATAGAGCTTCTATTAGTTCTGTGCATGTAAATGAATTAAAAGAATCAATTACAAGAAAGAACATGCTTGAATTTAGACCGATTCAGGTAAATGGAAATTATGAGATAATGGACGGTCAGCATAGGCTTAAAGCAGCTCAAGAACTGGGTCTTGAGATTTATTATACGGTCGATGATTTTCTCGCACCGGAAGATATTATTATGCTAAATGTGTCAAAAGGCTGGTCACTGGAAGATTATTTAAACTTTTGGATCCATCAGGAAAGAAGGCCGTATATTGAATTTAAGTCTTTTTGCCAAGCCAGCAAGATAGGTCTAAAACTAGGCTTGACAATATGCTTTTCAATTGATAAAAACAATTACAGAGCGTTCAAGGAAGGTAATCTTGTCTTTAACGCGCCTTTGCTTGAAAATGTAGAAAAATGCTGGGACATAATTGCGCATGTAAGAAGAGAAAATACATATGCGCAATTCACTCATACAGTGCGTTTCTGGCGCGCTTTGCTTTGGATTATAGGACAAGATAATTATAATCATGAAAAAATGCTCTATAACCTTGCAAAAATGGCAAATCATATTACGATTAGAGCCACATTAAAAGATTATAAAAGGTCTCTCTGTAAGGTATATAATTACCGTAATACGGTGAGAATCAGAATGGATGAGGATGAAGATTATGATTAGAGTTGTAAGAGATCTAACATGGATAGAGAACGAAATGAATCAGCTAGAGAAAGACAAAGAAGAAGCTCGAAGATATCCAAATGAAGAGGTACAAGGATTGATCAAGTACGCAGCACTTGTTTTCCTCCTCTTTGTTTTATACTTCTGGCTAGTTTAGCAACGGCTTTTCGATATTTATATTTGCTTCCATAGCGAGTAGAAGTTGAGGATAATCAGGCGGTGCCGTATCCTCAATTTCTTTTACAAAAAATGTTGTAGATCCTTCATCTTCTCCCGTGTAGGTTTTACTTCTTAGCAACCATGCTATTTGACAATCATCCTTAAAAACAATCCCTTTCAAAATATCATTCATAAACTTTTCAAGATTGTCCCCATCCGGCCGCCTGGTATGTGGGTAACCATGCGCACGATATAACGGATCTTTTTTAAGTCTTTTTGGTGTCGGAAGCCGGAAGTGCACGATTACGAGGAGTGGTCCTTCTAAGATGCGGAAGTCTTGGGGAAGATTTGCGACGACGAACTCGCGGAATAGTCCCTCTAAGCGTTGGTTGGGATTGTACCAGTTTTTTTTGCCCAGCACGACTGAGGCTTTCGGTTGTGGCTTGATAGGGATCGTCATTTTTAAGCTGGACATAATGGTCATACCTCATGATTTTGAAGACGATCCTGGGGTCGCTGGAATAGAATTTATCCATCTCAATCTTGACAACCTGGTCGTATGATTTTAATAGAGCAAGTTTAATAGTTTCGAAGAGGGCGAGCCAATAATCGCACAATTCATATCCGCGAACTGCTGGTAAGGATTCGCGTTTCAACTCTCCGTGCGAGACCGTTTCATGAGCGGGGGGCTGAACATAGAATCGTGCGATTATGACTACAGGAATATCCGGGTCCATAAAGTTTCTAAAGTAGCAGCGTAGCAGGCTATAGTATTGCTTGTTTCTTTGGATCTGAACAGGAACGCGCCGAGCACCTGGATTAAATCTAACCGTATAGGGATGAGGGTGCCCCGGCAAATCTAGAGAGATCCAGAAAGCCGGGTTGAGTATCATCTTTCGATAGGCCCATTTATTCCGCTTGTAGCTCATATGCACTCACTATAATTTCATCTGCGATTTCACATGCCATATGAACAAATTGATCATTGAGCCGCATACGTGCTTCATCTTCGCCGACAGAAATTGCATATTCGCATAGCTCTTTGTAGCTTTCTAAGATCACATCACCACAAAGAGGGTGATTCAGCTTGTACTTGATTTGAGGCTGGACCAACTGAGTCATCTTTCTTTTTGCCATAAGATCCTTGGGGCTGCATATCTTTTAATATTTCTAAAACTTTATCTTGTAGTCGGGCCTTTTCTTCTTTATCTACGATGCATACATAAGGCATCCAATCAACGTCTCCCCCCCGCTCGATTTTCTTTTGTGGAAAAGAGAACCAACGATTGTCTCCTTTGACCCAATATGTACAATCTAAATACTTTACACCTTTCCAGACCAAGGTAAATGAACCTTTTTTTGTCGAAAGGTTATGACATGCATAATAATTTAAAATTTCAACTTCCATTTGTCTCCTTAAATTCTAGATATCCATCCCACATAGGCTGATAAAAGAGGTATGTCACCCCTTCAAAGCCGAACATACGGTTTTTAGCTATGCGGATTTTAACTTTACTTCTATCTGCTTGCGGGTCTGTCCGAGCGCAACGATGCAGTATGAGGATGTTATCCGCATACTGCTTGATGGACGAAGAACCCTTTAGGCTGTGAATGCCTACTTCGTCGGTGCCATTCATGCTTTGCCGAGGATGGCAAATAAGCAGAAAGTGCATTGACAAAGAGAAAGCCATTTCATGCAATCGCTTAACAGTGTCGTCGATCGCTTCGTGGACCTTCTCTTTGCGGGTGTTAACAAGGTAATCTAAATGATCGAGCATGACGATTTCGACACCTAATTTCTTTGCAGCTTTTAGCTGCTCACCAAGCACGTCAATGCTTGTTCCAATTGTATTTGGATTGATATAGACCTTATAGCGGCCGCACCATTCGTCAAACTGCTCATTCTCATGGTCTGTAAAGTTTTGCAGCTTCATTGGCCGTCTGAGCACAATTGAAGCTAACTTTCGCATGACAGTTGCAGGATTCATTTCCCAGCTATTAATCCAGACTGGGATCCCTTGCATAGCCGTATTAACCATTAATTGAGTCGCAAAGGTCGTTTTTCCGCATCCTGTGTCTGCTGTAATCACCGTAACTTCGCCGCGGCGCAACCCTTGCATGTATTTGTCTAAACTGGACCATCCAGTTGAGAATCCTTTATCGATCTCATTTCGATAAGTCATAGGAAGATCTTTCAAGTGAGTCAAACATGAAGGATCTAAGAAATATTCGTAGTTCGGTTCCTGAGAATGATTCAAAGCGAATTCAATGCTAGAACATGTTCGCGATTCTTCCATAATCCCTTTAAATAATCTGCTATGTAACTTCCTAGAGGCGTTTCTAGGCTGGTTGATTCTTCTCTCTCCATGATCACATTATTGAGCCAGTGACAAATGAATCCCATATCAGCGTTTCGATGAATGCCTTTTTGCGTATGAAGCAGCCAATGCCGCATTTTCATGAATTCGGATTTAACATTTACGTGCGGATAAGTCTTAGAAAGATCTTGAATGAGAGTTTCATTAACTCCCACAAACTGAGATATTTTACGGTCAAAATGCACAAGAAAATGTCCGTTTGTTTCCATAAATTTACCTAGGTTAAAAATAAATATTGGAAAGAATTAGACACTTCTTGTAGTATGGAAATCGTTAGTAGTCCATACCTCAAAAGATCTAACTCCTCTTTTGATAAAGAAAAAAAAGGGGGAAATTTTCGCGAATTTCCTCTTTTTTTTTATAACTTCATCCTATCCCCGCTTTCCATTAAAATCAATACTTGTATTTTCTCCGAACCATTTCACGAGTACGCCTGAAGCATTCCCTAAGTCGTTCATTATCAGAATATACGTATCTCACTGCGTCTCTTATTAAGCTCTGTACGGTGACTGTTTTGCCAGTTGATAATGATTCAAGTGCCGCAATATCTCTAAGTTTCTGATACTCATCCCCTTCAATTCTACAAGAAACAATTAGACTCTCTTTTAATACAGTTTTTCGGCCCATAAAGACCCTCCTATTCGATGGTTAAACATAATTTTTTTCGGAAATCTTGACAAGATCAAAGGTAGCCGTTATAAGCTAAAAATGTAAATTAAAAATTGAATTTACATCAATTTAAGAGTAAAGAAAGCATTAAGAAAGGATTAAGAAAATATTATGAAGCCGGAAATTTGGGGTGACATCATTCTATCAGTCACTACAGCAACTCTCTTAGTAATAATGGTTTATGTGATCGTGAGGTACTTTGGATAAGCAGCTTATTGACTTAAATAAGATCAAGCATCGAGTAGGCGAAGATAAACCAATAAAGAATTTTCCCGAGCAATTTGCGAAGCTTGTGGATGAATTTAAGAACCTTGTGAAGCGGATTAGAAGGCTTGAGGAAAAGGTTAAATGAAATATCCTCGCGTTACGGATATCTTGAAGCCTTTTACATCCTATGATTCTGTTCCGAAGGATATCTTGAGAAGAGCAGCCGACCGAGGAACCCGAGTACATGGTATCTGTGCGGGACTTTCCAAGAATGCTTGGATACCGGAAAACATGATAGATGAAGACTTGAGGCCATACATTGAGAGCTATAAGCAATGGCATGAAGCGCAGGTCGATTCTTATGAAATTATTGAAGAAAGGTACCATAGTGATGACCTTGAGTATACAGGACAGATCGATAGCGTCATTATGGCGAAAGACGGAAAGCGATATCTGGTCGACTATAAAACATCTGTCTCAAAGCAAAAAACCTATCCACTTCAAATGGCTGCGTATAGAAACCTGCTGGAAGAAACTGGCATACAGTTGCATGGATCTATGTTGGTCTACCTCTCAAGAAATGGAGATTTCCCTAATATTGACACAGCATATGATCATAAGGAATATTTTAAGATATTCACCTCAGCCTTAGATTGTTATAACTATTTTCATAAAAGGAAAACTAGAAAAAATGATTGAAACTATAGAACCACAAAGAATAGTCTCGAATATACACCAGAGGATCATTGGAATCATGGGTGAACTCGATTATATCCAGAAAGGTGAAAGTCGTGTGAACGGTCAATATCGCTTCGTAAGCCATGATCAAGTGACTGCTGCGATTCATCCGCTGCTTGTAAAGTATGGCATAACATGCTTGCCATCTGTCGAAGAAATTAAGCAAGAAGGAAATCGCACAGAGGTTAAGCTTTTGGTCATGTTCTTCAATGCGGATTGTCCTACGGATAACTTTGCAATTAAGGCGGTTGGATATGGAATTGATCCGCAAGATAAGGGACCTGGAAAGGCTATTTCATATGCATATAAATACGCCCTCTTGAAGACATTTTGCCTTGAAACAGGTGAAGATCCTGATGAAGATCAAAACACGCCCTATGAGCCTGCAAAGTGCCTAGAATTTGATTCTGAGGTTGAGACTAAATTAGGTAAGATTGATAATAAGAAGATGCAAAAGTTTCTAGAATATAGCTCAGGTGCGATGAATAAGCATGTTGAAGATGTAAAAAGAGAAGCTTTAAAGAGATTGCCGGAGTTTCTGGCATCATTTCAGAAATGGAATCCAACTAAGAAGGAGAAAGCATGAAAATTATCTTGATGATCGGATCAATGATGCTATTGAGCGGCTGCGCAGCAATGATACCTGGATTGACCCAGGCAATTGATGATGCGGTAACGGATGAAGCTATTAACATAACGGTTGACAAGGCTTCTATGCAGAAAGAAACTGATATTGATATTCTAGTCCAGATTCGCAATAAAGATCTTCCGGCGGCTCCTCCGGTGATCAATGTTCATCCGACGAACTAGAAAGAAACCCGCGTGAGCTGAATACGCGGGAAATCCATAAAGCGGAGGCTGAAAGGATTTTTTATTCGATAGGCTCTTCGATCTTTTCTAGAAAGCGTAAGAGTTCATTATAAGCCATTACTTTCCCCTTGAAGAAGAAGAAATATTCATAGTTATCCGTGTTATTCATCACACTCATATTATGTAGCTTACTCTCAGTCACATATTGAATGAGAATATCAAACTTTTGGTCGCATTCGCATAGACTAGGTTCCATATAAATCCTCTTGATGTAAAGCGGATTTACATTACTTTTTCTTCGATTTTCCTGCAACATTTAGTGCAATGGCAATCGCTTGTTTCCTAGGTTTGCCAGCAGCTTCTTCTGTCTTGATATTCTTTCCGATGGCTTCTTTTGATTTAGATTTGTCTAATGGCATAATTTTTCCTGTCTTAATACTGTAATTCTTGAGCTGTAAATTCTAGATTCAAAACAGAAGCCGTTCCGCCCGTAACAGCTTTGCATTGCAGGTCAAACCAATAGGCAGTTCCTGCAACTAATCCGGTAATAATGTAATTTTTTGCGAAGGGCACGCCGTTGCTCGTTAAACCTGTTAAATCTGTGAAAATTGTATTTATGCCCACTGCTGTCCCTGTAACTGCTGCTCCATTTCCTGGAGCACCACTTGTACCGTAGGCCATGATTATATTAATTCCATCAGCCGTTGTTGCATTTTTCATTTGTCCATTGATGGTTATTCTTACAGTCGTATATATCGATGGTGTTAATTTCCAGGATGAACCCAATCCCATCATAACATAAGCGGCTGTTGAAGAAGTTCCTGTTGGTGCTGCTGACGTACCAGCATTTGATGCGACCCCAGGATAAAGAATCGTAGATACACCCATTTGGCCAGTAGATGAGTTGATCGTGACCATTTCAGGATTTGATGCAGTTACTCCAACAATACCGGCTATATAGCAGGTGCCTTGTTCGCCGTTTCCGGTTCCTTGCGTTCCAATTCTTATAACATTAGATTCAGCTGTCACACCTACATTTGATATGGTTATATTGGACGATTCCGAGCCTCTATAAGCCGTTCCAGCTGCATAACCTAATCCAGTATTATAACTTCCGCTAGTTACCTCATAAAGTGCTCCTTGACCAATTGCGCAATTTTGAGTACCTGACGTACTTTCAAGAGCTTGAGATCCTAATCCTGTATTTTCAGAACCTCCAGTTCCCCCTAAACTTCCTAGTACAGTATTAGTATTGGTTGCGCTCGTAAAATTGAGGTTTACCTGCCCTGAAGCAATACTAAAATTAGCTGTGCCTCCGGCATCCGCTGGCGTATCAACACCAGCTCTGAAATTGTAAGTCGCTCCTGTTTGTGTTCCAACGTCTCCGGTAATTGTTATGCTGGAAGCTGATGGAGCTGCCCAAGATGGCGGAGAACCAGTCGTTGCAGTCAAGACCTGGCCTGTTGTACCGTCTGCCAAAAATGAAGGAACGCCTGTGGCTGAAGTAATTAGTACACCATTGTCTACAGCTGCAATACTTCCCAAAACGTTCGCCGCTGTTGCATACATGATTGTGTTAATAGCATTGGTAGCTGGGTATGTCGTTGTTGTCCAAGCTGGCAATGCGGAAGCTCCAGCAGATCGCAAGATATTTCCAGCTGATCCAACACCAACTACGTTCTGAAATACACCGGTGGCCGTGGTGCCGGCGCAGACGATGGAGTACGCTG